ACATTGAGGTTACAGTAAATAGTAAGTTGATGTCTGGTTTGAAATTATGGGAAGAAGGAGCTGAGATAATATAATGACTATTGAAATTAAAAAAACTTTTGATAACGTAGATGACGGTATTGCGAATATGATTGCAGCCGCAAATGCTGACTATGAAAACTTTAACGTGTCTGATGAAATGAAGGCAGAGTTTAAAGAAAAGTGGGTTATCAAGAAAGGTTCTAAGTACATCAAAATTATGACTAATGGTGGTGGTTCTGCTTGGGGTTTTGTTGTTAATGTTGATAATGACAAGAAGTTCAAAAAAGGAACTTTGTTGAAGTGTGCTGGTTGGTCAGCTCCTGAGAGAAACGGTTCAAGAGGTAATGTTCTTGAAGGTGGTTTCCCAATCAACTGGACTGGGCCTCTTTATTTAATAGGAAAAGGAAGTATATAATGAATATAGTGATTAAATGGTTAAAAACTCCAAGAGATTGGAAAATGTTTATAGGTGATGTTCTAGGTATGGGTATGATATTTGGAATGGGTTTTGCTGCATTGGTTGCATTTTAGGACTTGACATTTCTACTTGTGTGTGGTAGGATTAATAATAATTGAGTGAGAGAGTATTTTATGAATAAGATTGATGCATTGATGAAGACGTATGAGGGTGTGGACACTGTTTCAGTTATCCACTCTGCGTTTGATGAGACACCTCATGTTGTTGCAATGGTAGAAGTGTCTGCAAAAATGTCCACTAATGAAAAGTTGGAGAAGGCCTTTATGTTGACGAACTCTATTAATGATGCGTGGTGGAACAACGAAGGTGTAACACCTATGTTTGATGATAAGGGCTGTCGGTCTACTAGTGTCGGTGATATGATACTAATTGGTACTGAGAAATATAAATGTGATTCAATGGGATGGAGTAAAATATAATGAATGAGAAATTAAAAGCAATGAGGGAAGCTTCTTTGATCGAAGAGATTAACTCTAATAGTTTGCAGATAGAACAGTTATCTGAGGACGTAAGAGGATTGATGTACGCTATACGTGATTTGATGGAAATCGTTCAGTCTGTGGGGCTTGAAGTTGTTGATGACGATGACAGGGTGATGAACTAATGTATAGTGCTAATGATGTGGAGCCGATGAAAAATAAATACCTTACAATTTCGAAAGGTGCTGCCTTTAGGAAATCTAGAGTCAAAAGTAAATTTAGCGGCCGCTCTAAACTCATCAATAAAAGCTTGGTCGGTATACGTAAATATGATGGTAGAAAAATGTTTTTAAAGGAAGTTGCATAATGATTAAAGCGATGTTAATAGTTGCGAGTCTAGGTATCAATACAGAGATGCCCGACATGGATTCTTGTCTCAAGGCAAGACTTGCAATCTTGGAACAGGATAAGACAATCAAATCATTGTGCATACCTAAGGCTGATGATACATCTAAGATGAAAGAGATGTTTGAGATTTTTATAAATATGATTGATAGAATTAAGGAGTATGAAGAAATTGACAGACTTAACGATGAAGAGAATCGACTCTGCGAAGATTGCAGTGGATAATTCTAAGTCAGATTGGGCGATTAATTATTGGAATAATGTTCTTGTGTATCTGTTGAGACTTGGTAACAGGTTAAACTAAATACTGATATGATCACTCTCACAGAAAATGCAAAAAGATACATGAAGAAGATAGTCTACAATGGTGACTATGTGACCCTCTCCGTAAAAGGTGGGGGTTGTTCTGGTATGCAATATGTGTGGGATTTGAAGAGTAATTTGCCTGATGTTGAGTGGTCTGATCCTATAGACAACCTTATAGTGTTTGATCCTCTGGCAGAGATGTACTTGTTAGGTAGTGAGATAGATTATGTTGAAGAGCTCGGAGGTAGTTTCTTAACAGTTAAAAATCCAATGTCTAAGAGTAGTTGTGGTTGTGGAGAGAGTTTCGGAGTATAGTAGTATGTTAGAGTTGATCCTCTACTTTATATTGCAAGCCTTATAGGTAATATGTTATTTAAAAAAACGGAAATGAAATATGATATAGAAGAAGTCTTGTGGGAATACGAGACTCTTTTTTGGCATACAACTAGTGAAGAGTGGTACGAATCTGAAGGCGGTGGTACACAATTGTGTCTACAGTCCTATGCAGATAGAGTAAACTACATGGATGGTTATGTAGATTCGCATCCATACACAAATGGGTGCGGTAGTATGAGTCGTTTTCCTGATCGTGAGGAACAAGGGTATTCACAGTTAAATCCTGTATTCAAGGATACAATCTTTAAAGATATTATTGAAGGACATTTTCGTGCAAGGTTCATGACTATGGTTATGCATAGTACATATAGTGTACACAAAGACAAGGCCCCTCGCCTTCATCTGGCATTAGACACTCATCCCAATGCATACTTCTTCTGGCCAGAGCATAAAGAGTTTGTGCATATTCCAGCCGATGGTTTTGTGTATTGGGTGGACACTACACAACCACACACATTTGTTAATGCAGGGCCAGATAGAACACATCTTGTCATGGTAGAATGAAATATCAAGCAATCATATTTACAGATATATCAGATTACTTTATCCCCATAAGAACACATGGAGCATATAGTATTGCGTCATCCCTAAGAGATCATGGTTACTCTGTTAAGGTTATTGATCATCAGTCATGGTTGTGGGAAACTAGTGGAGATATGTTATGTAATCTTGTTGAGAGCATGGTTGGCCCTGAGACTCTATTTGTTGGATTCAGTAGTACTTTCAGTAGATACTTTGGGGAACCATTCTATAGTTCTCCTAGAAAAATAAAAAAAGGGCTTAAGAAAAAAGATTGTTTTCCTTACTTACGTAAACTGATTTCTCTTTTAAAATCTAAATATCCTCATGTTAAATTAGTTCTTGGTGGCCAAGGTCTGCAAACATTGACGTTCTATCAAGAATACAAAGACGAACTAGATTGTTGGGTTAGGGGTTTGGGTGAGGATAGCATAATAAAGTTTGTATGTAATATTGAGGATGGTGTGGAAAACCCAAAAATTATAGAAGATGCATTTTCTTCTAAATTTGACTTCCATAACCAGAAGAATGTATTTACACACGAAGACGATATACTAGATTACGAAGTTTTACCATTGGCCATCTCTAGGGGGTGTAGATTTAAATGCAAGTTCTGTACTTATCCACTTCTAGGCAGAAAACCCAGTGAGGACTACATTCGTAGTGAGGAGAGTATCTATGGTGAACTTATGCATAACTATGAGAATTTTTCTACTACCAGTTATATGTTTACTGATGATACTTTCAATGAGACAACAGATAAGGTAGAGAGAGTTCTAAGTGCAGTAAAGAGAACAGGGGTTGATATGAACTTCTGGGCATATATTCGTATCGAACTGTTACACAAATACCCAGAACAGATTGAACTACTGAAGGACTTGGGACTAAAAGCATGTTTCTTTGGTATAGAGAGTTTATATGATCCATCTGCAAAAGCGATAGGTAAAGGATTAGGTAGAGATAAGGTACTTGATACCCTACAACGTGCAAAGACCGCATGGGGAGAGTCATCTAGTTTACACGGTAGTTTTATTATAGGCTTACCGCATGAGACTAAAGATACTGCTGATGAGTGGTCAGAGATGTTAATAAATGGTGAGACAGCATTAGATACTATATCATGTAATAGACTCTTTCTAGTACCACAGTCCACTATAACATCAAAAAATACATCTAAGGTTTTCTTTAGTGAATTTGAATTGAATAAATCTAAGTATGGTTATACTGAGACACCAGAGGGTGGGTGGGATAATGAACACTGGAAATATCAAGAGGCATTAGATTACGCTGAAAATGTTATGAAGAGATTTGTAGATGCCCGGCCAGAATTTACCTTTAGACGATCAGCACAAAATACAATGGCGATTATGAATCTGAAGGTAAACAACCCTAATTTAAATTGGGAAGATATTCATGATATTTCCCTTGATCAATTAGATGATATGATTGATAACACTAAGGAAGAACTTTTAATGATGTATAAGGAGAAACTTTTCAATGGAAAATGTGAAACAACTTTACCAGTACGTATCTAATAATAAAGAAGAAACACAGTGCATTGGGCTGACTGAAAAAGCAGGACAGTTCCAAGGCGTTGTATACAAATATGGAAAGGTGACTATACCTGATCCAAACGAACTAAGTGGAGAAAGTGACTTGCCTTTATCATTTCATTATGATATAGTTGATTCTAATAACTTGCCAAGGAACTGGTTAGAGACACCTGAGTTTCAAAGGGTTATTGGAGATATTCTGGTTGATATACTGGATGATCAAGTAAAAGAAGGGACAGTACAGTTTGCGAACACTAATACAGAAGATTAAACTGTTCTTTTGGAGATTTCGAAAGAAAAAGGATTACGGCGATGACATCTACCCAGGCTAGACTATTGACATTTGGATGTAGTTATTCTGATGAGAACTATATCAGTGCGACACTAAAAGACCCCAATCTGAAAGACACTCTTCTATGTGGTGGTTTACGTACAGGTAACTATACAGAACCATTTCCCTTCTGGCCCACTCTACTTGCAGATCGTCTAGGTATGAAGTTAGAGAACCATGCACAGATGGGACTAGGCAACGATGGTATATACAGTATATTTGAGGACAAGATTCTAAATGCAGATAACGTGGGTCTTGTAGTCATTATGTGGTCTGAGGTAATGCGATTAAGTTTTGAACAGGTTACGAAAAGTGGTTTGTTTAGTACTAAGAACAAGTGGTTCAAGGTCAAGATAGGAGCTGGGTCTAAGAACGATCAGTTGAGAAAGAATCAGTTAGAGGTAGAAGAAGTGTTGTCAAAACAAGGTCTGGTTGACCCTGTATCGCTCCTTAGACGTTCATTGAGATTGTTCTACTCTGCACAATGTATGTTGGAGTATAAGAAAATACCATATCGCATGATTATGGGTATGCCTCCTAGTAAGGGTGAGTTTCAGAACAAGATCAGTAAACATTTGGTTAGTTCACCATATACTAGTATCATAAAGAATTTTATAGGGTGGCCACTATTTGAACCATTAGAAGGGTTCTGTTGTGCAGACATGATTGAGGGAGAGTTCATCAACTCCACAAACATACACCCAAATGCACGTGGCCAAAAACTAATAACAGATATAATTTTGGAGAATATATGACACAAACTATAGAAAGAACGGCTCTAGGACAACTACTCACAAATGAGGAGTATGCACGTAAGGTGATGCCTCATATGAAGGGTGACTATTTTGGTGACAGGACAGAACGAATTGTATTTGAGGAAATTCATAAGTTTCTAGAAAAATACAATGCGCTCCCTACAAGGGACACATTGGAGATTGAGATTGACACACGGCGTGATCTCAATGAGGATGACATCAAGAGGGTGTTGACTGCCGTGAGAGAACTATCTGTAGACGATGATGTTAATGCAGAATGGTTGATTGATACAACAGAGAAATTCTGTAAGGATCGAGCAGTATACAATGCAATTGTTGAAGGTATATCTATCATTGAGGGTAAGGATAAAAAGAGAGGTGCAGATGCTCTGCCGTCTATTCTCACAGACGCTTTGGCTGTCGGGTTTGATAATAGGGTGGGTCATGATTACCTTCTTGATGCAGACTCAAGATTTGAATACTACCATACTGTAGAAGAGAAGATACCATTTGATTTAGAGTTCTTCAACAAGATAACCAAGGGTGGACTACCACCTAAGACTCTGAACATTGCACTCGCTGGTACAGGTGTCGGTAAATCACTGTTCATGTGTCATGTCGCTGCAAACTGTATGAGTCAAGGTAAGAATGTACTCTATATCACACTTGAGATGGCAGAGGAACGCATTGCAGAACGTATAGATGCGAACCTAATGAACGTGTCTATGGAAGACTTGCATGATCTACCTAAACAGATGTATGATAATAAGATGGAGAAGATTATCAAATCTACCACTGGTCAACTCATTGTCAAAGAATATCCTACTGCATCGGCTCATGTCAATCATTTTCGTGGACTGATTAAAGAACTTGCAGTTAAAAAGACATTTAAACCAGATATCATTTTCATTGACTATCTCAATATCTGTGCATCTTCTCGTTTTACAGGTGTGTCTAATATCAACTCCTATACTATGATAAAATCTATTGCAGAAGAACTACGTGGACTTGCAGTAGAAACTAATGTGCCGATTATGTCAGCCACACAGACCACCAGATCGGGGTTCAGTAATAGTGATGTAGGATTAGAGGACACTGCCGAATCGTTTGGGTTGCCTGCAACCGCTGACCTTATGTTTGCACTTATCAGTAATGAGGAGCTTGATGCACTAAATCAGATTGCAGTGAAGCAGTTGAAGAATCGTTACAATGACCCAACTTCAAACAAAAGATTTGTGATTTCCATAGACAGGGCCAAGATGCGTCTGTCTGATTGTCTGTTAAGTGAACAGAAAGACTTACAAGATGCAAACCAAACAGACGATATACCAGAGGCATTTAGTGGCCCAGTGTTTGACAAAACAGATTTCGGAGGATTTACAGTATGATTGATTATAAATTTATGTGGAGTGAATTTAGTTGGAAAATGTATGACGCTGCATCTATAATGTTTGACGATAATAGTAACGACTTGAGGGCACTGCCCAAGACTGTACGATTGCAACTGTTAGTTACTTTGAGTACTGTATGGTCAACAGTGTTTAGTGTGTGGGTATTTGAGTCAATTAATGATATGTCATATGGTTGGGGTGGATTGGTGTTTGGTCACATATTATTCATCTTTGCAACATACTATACATTTCACTCATTCAAGAACGTAAGAGAACAGGCAAAGAGAACTTCTGGTATAAGAACATATGATGAGTGTTACGATTATCTAGAAAAGAAAGATAGGAAATGGTTATGATAACTATACTCATTACTATGCAATTAATGGGCGCATCCATGACCATAGATGCACAAAAAACGTATGGTGCAATGAGCATGGGTACGTGCCGAGAACTATTACCAATCATTCTGTGGAATTATCAGGCCACAGAAGGGTTTTGTTGGAAGGGGGATATATTAGATACACCCCCACAGAAAATATGAAGGAGTTAATATGACTGATTTTCTAAAGAATGTGATAAAAGATGTGGGTAACGAATATGCGTCACTTGCAAGTGATGGTGTAGAGGCAGGTGATGTAAATAGTTTTATTGACACTGGTTCATATATTCTAAACTCACTACTAAGTGGTTCTGTATATGGTGGACTACCATCTAACAAGATTACAGCTCTTGCAGGCGAGAGTGCAACTGGTAAGACGTACTTCTTAATGGGTATCGTGAAGAACTTCCTAGATAAAGACCCTGATGCAGGCGTTATATATTTTGAGAGTGAAAGTGCGATTACACAGAATATGATTGAGTCACGTGGTATTGATGCAGAACGATTAGTCGTAATGCCTGTCACTACAGTTCAAGAGTTTAGACATCAAGCAATCAAAGTACTAGATCAATACCTTGCACAAGACGAATCAGAACGTAAACCTTTGTTTCTGTGTCTTGACTCACTTGGTATGTTGTCTACTACAAAAGAGATAGAGGACACAACTGAGGGTAAAGAGACACGTGACATGACACGTGCTCAAGTACTTAAAGCTGCATTTAGGGTACTCACTCTAAAACTAGGTAGAGCGAAGGTTCCTATGGTTGTCACTAATCACACATACGAGAGTATGGGTCTATTCTCCACTAAGGAGATGGGTGGTGGTTCTGGACTCAAGTATGCGGCATCTTCTATTGTCTATCTGAGTAAGAAGAAAGAGAAGGATGGTACTGAGGTTATTGGTAATATCATTCACTGTAAGAACCATAAGTCACGATTGACTATAGAAAACAAGATGGTTGATGTACGACTTACATATGACAAGGGACTAGATCGTTACTATGGTCTACTAGAACTTGCAGAGAAGTATGGTGTATTCAAAAAAGTGTCTACACGATATGAAATGCCTGATGGTAGTAAACAGTTTGGTAAAGCCATACTGAGTGATCCTGATACTTATTTCACTGAGGACATTATGAAGAAGTTAAATGATGCCGCAGAGAAAGAGTTTATGTATGGTTCTTATGAAATCGAAGAAGAGGAGTCCGAAGATGTTGGAAGTGATTGAGAACGGGTGTTCACCATTCTATCTTGATACACTCAAGCATCATGCAATGCAGGCTGACACATGGCATATGAGGTATCCAAACAACAGTCCTAATAAACATCTCAAGATGGACATCATAGAGAATGAGGTTAAACAACCTCTTCTCGCTGGACTTGCAATGGGACTACTGATACAGTTGTATTCCAAGAGACAGGACTTGTTTGTTCCTGATGTGTCATATTGTGGTATCGGACTCAAGGATCGCCATAGGTTAGACAATCCACATACAGATCATGTCAATGAGACTGATTATATAAAGATATTTGGTGTGATCAATAGTGATTGGGGCTCACAAGATGGTGGTCTATTCCAGCATGGAGATGTGGCAATACCATGCGTACCATGTACGTTTATAGTATTTGATCCACGTGTCACACACCATGCGTCTAAAATAATGTCAGATAAAAAGAGATTGGGCATTGACTTTACTGTAAAGAAGGTGTAGTATGCTAACATGAATAGTTTTTATACTAATGTATTGCAATGGGGTAATCATCTCCTTGTAAGAGAAGTCAATAATGGTCAGCGTGAAAACAATAAAATTAAATATCGGCCAACACTATACTCACCTATTTCCAGTTGGAAAGATGTAGGGTATAAAACACTTGATGGTGTTTCTGTATTGCCTATGGAATTTGATTCTATCAGGGATGCAAAAGAGTGGGTAGAAGGTCACAAGAATCAACCAGAACTCGTATACGGTAACACACAGTATCCATATACGTATATTTCGGATGAGTATCGTGGAACTGTCAATTGGGACATGGATCAAATTCTAATGGTGACTATTGATATTGAGTGCCGTTCAGAGTCAGGCTTCCCAGACCCTAGAGTTGCATCTGAAGAAATGCTATCCATCACCATTAAAAATCACCAGAACAAGAAGATTGTGGTGTTTGGCGTTGGTAAGTTTGTAACAGATCGTGATGACGTTACCTATATTGAGTGCGAGAGTGAAGTACATCTGTTCAAGGAATTTCTTGTATTTTGGGAGAAGCATCAGCCGGACATTATCACTGGCTGGAATACAGAGTTCTTTGATATCCCCTATATCTGCAATCGTATCCTTTATCTGTTTGATGAAGATGAACTGAAACGTCTATCTCCTTGGGGTAGTGTCCAAGAAAGAGAAGTGTATAAGATGGGTCGTAACCATCAGACGTATAACATACAGGGTATTTCTTCACTTGACTATTTTGACCTGTATCGTAAGTTTACGTATACTGCACAGGAGTCTTATCGACTAGATCACATTGCAAAGGTAGAACTGGGCGAGAGTAAAGACGGAAACCCATACGATACATTTAGTGATTGGTATAAGAAAGATTTCCAATCGTTTATCGAATACAATATACAGGATGTGGAGATTGTCGATAAACTAGAAGACAAGATGAAACTGATCGAACTGTGTCTTACGATGGCTTATGATGGTAAGGTCAATTATACTGATGTTCTAGGGTCAGTTAGGTATTGGGATATTGTGATTTACAACCACCTAAGAGAAAAGAATATAGTTATACCCCAGAAGGTTCATAGTGAGAAACCAGATCAGTTTGAGGGTGCATATGTGAAAGACCCACAGGTAGGTATGCACAATTGGGTTATGTCGTTTGACCTCAACTCCCTCTATCCACACCTGATCATGCAATACAACATATCACCAGAGACACTTGTACCTAACTGTATAAAGATGGATGGTCTGGTAGATAAGGTGTTAGAAGGTGCGGCTAAAAATAAGACCGAACACTGCATGACACCAAATGGTGCGTTCTTTCGCAAGGACAAGCGTGGGTTTCTGCCTGAGTTGATGGAGAATATGTATAATGATCGTGTCAAATATAAAAAACTTATGTTGCAAGCTCAACAAGAGTATGAAGATACAAAAGATAAGAAACTACTTAAAGACATTGCGAGATACAATAATATCCAAATGGCCAAAAAGATATCCCTTAATAGTGCGTATGGTGCTATTGGGAATAATTGGTTTCGCTATTTCGATCTGTTGGTCGCTACAGCAATTACAACTAGCGGTCAGTTATCTATACGATGGATTGAAAAGGCACTTAATATCTATCTCAACAAGATACTCAATACCAAAGAGGTTGACTACGTTATTGCAAGTGATACAGATTCGGTATATATCACTTTTGATGAGTTGGTTAATTCTGTGTATGAAAAGGGAACAGACACTAAGAAGATCGTCAATTTCTTGGACACAGTTGCAAAAGAGAAGCTGGAACCTTTTATCAATAAAAGTTATGCGGCTCTGGCTAAAGAGATGAACGCATATGACCAGAAGATGCAAATGGCTCGAGAGGTTATCGCTGACAAAGGTATATGGACTGCGAAGAAACGATATATTCTCAATGTCCACGATAGTGAGGGTGTACGATACAAACAACCTAAACTCAAGATCATGGGTATAGAGGCAGTCAAGTCATCTACGCCTGCACCTTGTCGAGAGAAGATCAAACAGGCTCTTGATATCATCATGAATGGTGATGAGAAGATGCTAAATACATTTATACAGGAGTTTAGAGAAGAGTTTATGACATTACCACCAGAAGAGATTGCATATCCACGTTCAGTAAATGGCGTAGAGAAGTATACTGAGAAGGTCACCAATACTCTTGATCTTATGAGTGGTGAGGTAGTCGAGTATGGATTCTTCAAGAAGAGAGCCCCTATCCATGTGAAGGGTGCAATACTGTATAATCACTTGGTATCTAAGAATAAACTTTCTCATAAGTTCCCCTACATCCAAGAGGGAGACAAAATTCGGTTCATACATTTGAAAGAACCCAACGTGTATCAGTCTAGTTCATTTTCTTTTATAACTAAAATGCCAAAGGAACTTGACTTACACGACAAAATATGCTATAATACACAATTCGAAAAGTCGTTCATTGAACCGTTGAAATTCATTACTGAGAAGATCAACTGGTCAGTAGACAACTCATTCGG